TAAAAAAATATCGTGAAACATATCGTGAAGAAAATAAAGCAAAACTAAATAAAAAATATGATTGTAAATGTGGTGGAAAATATACACATAAAAATAAATCACAACATTTAAAAACCGACAAACATCAAGAATATATTAAAAGCAATTAAGTATTTAACTTTAACAACAAATAAATTTATTTTTTTTATTTAGGGTAAATTTCATTTTGCCTTTTCCAATTTTTACGAGCATGTCAATTGTCTGCGATATTAAAGCATAGTTGTTATAGTAATTTTCATTGCCAATTAAATATTTTAGTTCTCTTAAAACTGCCGTTTTTTTCTGAATACCATTGTAGTCAATAAAATCATTTGCATTCTTAATTAATGTCATAATATTTTCAATTAGAGATTCGTCTTGTTCTTCTTCTTTTTTAACTTTTAATTCTATTTTCTCAACACTAGTCATATTATAATATATATAAATATTTTATTTTTTATATATTATAATTCAATTTTTAATTTATTTAGTTTCTGCTTTTTCTTCTTCATCTTCATCGTCCACTAATTCACAAATCATTGTTTCCTGCTCCATTTTACTTAATAATTCGTTAAATTCCGCTGTATTTCTCTTTATAGGCATACATAATTCGTTAAAAAGATGTAAAACATAAATTTTAATAGAATTGTTATTTGGTAAATCGTGAAAAAATTTATAATATAAACTATAAAGTTCTTGCTTATCATTATCAGTTAAAATTGTATCTACAACTTCTTGAATATCAGATTTTTTAACATCTTTCAACTCGTACATAATCTCTTCTAATGTGTTAATAATAGCATTCGCTTCTTTTCCAACTTCATCAAAAATTTCATTTTCTTCTTCTTCTTTTTTTTCTTCTTTTTCTTCTTTTTTTTCAAATACTTTATCATAATCATTTTGATTTGTAATGTGATAGGCTTCGTTATGTTCGGTTTGTTTTTTAGACATTATATATATTAATATAGAAAAAAATTTCCCTAAATTAATATTTATTCATTTTTAGGAATTAATCTTATATTTTTTTCTAAAGTTATATATATAATGAGCCTTCGTGAATTAATTAAACAAAAGCGACCAAATATCTCTGATACATCTTTAAAGAGTTATGTTAACTGTTTAATAAAAATTAAAAAAGATTTAGGATTTGATGATTCTCTAAAAAATGCTGAATTTTTACATGATACAAAAAAAGTAATTGAATATATAAATAAACATGAAAAGATTACAACAAAAAAAAATAAATTAACTTGTATTATAGTTGCTCTTGATGCTGATAAAAAATATAAATTTAAAAAACGAGATATTGATATTTATCAGTCATTATTACAAACATTAAATGATGAATATACACAATTTCTATCAACACAGACAAAAACAGCAACTCAAAAAAAAAATTGGATTGAATATGAAGAATTAGTCATTATAGCAAATGATCTAGTCAATATTGTAAAAAAATATAAAACAAGAGATAATTTAAATAAACTTGAAATGTCGCAATTACAAAATGCTGTGTTACTTAAAACTCATCTAGTTTTTCCAATTAGAAATGATTTATCAGAAGTTAAAATAATTCATAATATTGATTATGAAAAATTAACAGAAAATGAAAAATTAAATCATAATTGGTTATTAAAAACTGGTAAGAAAATGAAATTTATTTTTAATAATTTTAAAAATGCTAAAAAAATTGGTTCTAAAGAGTATGATGTACCTCGCAATCTAGTTAATTTATATAATATATGGTTTAAATTTAATAAATCTGATAATTTTTTAGTTAGTAAAAAAGATATGTCTTCTAAAATCACAAGTAATAATCAAACAAAATATTTTAATTCAATTTTTAAACCTTATTATCCTGATAAATCAATAAGTAGTAGTTTAATTAGACATATTGTTATTAGTCACTTTTCTGAGGGAGAACCTACAATCGCAGAAGAGCAGGTTAAAGCAAAAGAAGTTGAAAATAAATATATGCATTCAACAGCAGTTAATAAAATATATAGAAAAGTTGATAAAGATGATAAAAACACAGATGATAAAAAAGAAGAACCAAAAGAAGAAATTAAAGAAGTTAATATTATTGTAGATGAAAAACCAAAAAAGAAATTAAAAACTAAAAATGTCAAGAAAGTTGATTAATATAATTTTTATGAATAATCTATTTTTTAAGACGCTTTGAAATACTTATTGCTTGTATCTGTTTTTTTGCTTTTGCAAGTGTTGTAGCTTTAGCAGTTATTTTACCATTATCTCGTACTCTATAAAGAGGTTTATTCGGTAACTTTCTAATCGTAAAAGGCATAATATATATTATAATTAGAAAATATAATATGTATTAATTATTTATAAAATAAACAGAGACACATATTATTTTTTTTTATTAATCTGTTTTTAATTCTCAAAAAAAAAATAGAAAAGATAAAGATAAACTAATTTATATATAAAAATAAAGATATATAAATTTTTTTTTAATACATAATTTTATTAATAAATGTCTCATTTAAAAACTTATGCTGTTCCAAGAATTGTTAATTTTAATCCTTGTGCTGTTCCATCTCCAAATGAATAAACGGATATAACAATTCTATCATTTGAGGTTATTGCTGTTGTTTGAAGAGCTGGAGTATTGCTAAATGCTGTACCGTTTTGAATAGTTAAAGCACTTGAAGTTGAAATAATATCAAAACCGTTACTAGTTACTTTGATTTCTATTTGTGTTCCACTTGTTTGATTTGTTCTTAAACTTGCTTTAAGTCCTGTAATAGTCATATTTCTCGGCATGTGAAATACTGCTTTTGTTCCTGTTGAATTTACTGCTCCATCTTCGGAGGTTAATGGAATTATTAAATCATAAACTTGGGTAGGAACTGCTGAAACTGCGTTATCTACATATAATTTATTTGCTGCATCTGCGTCTGCGGTCGGTGCACCTACATTAATAATTTTATTTGTTAATAAGTTTACTTCATCACTAATTATAACCTGTCCTTTTGTGGTGGTTGTATTACTAACTAAATGTAAATGTGCTCCTGCGGTTTGTCCGCCATATAAATAAGAGTTATTTAATAAAAATGTATTTATAGAAGTTCCTGTTAAAGGTGTTGTGCCTAGTATCTGGTCTGTTGTTATTGAAGCGAATATTGGATTACCTGTCGTCTTAACATTTTGATTAACATTACTATCATAATCAGTTTTAAAGGTTGAAACATTAACATTATCAACATTTCCAACATTTATAATATTTAATGATCCTAAATTTAAATCTGTTGCCGTTTCAGTTAATTTTGATTTATCAACACTTGAACCATCAGTTGAATTAAATTTTAATAATTCACCTATAACAGTTGGTTGTGCCCCTGAATATGAAATACCTGAACCACCAAGCATTCCATCAACATAATTTTTTGTAGCTACATCTTGTGCTAAAGTTGGATCTAGACAATTTACTATTTTATTATCTTGAGCTGATATTACTCCGTTTAAATTAATCTGATTACCTGTTGAAGGTGTTAAGTTTAAATTGCCTGATGTAGCTTCAATTGAACCATTATTTATAATAGTTGAATTGTAATTACCTGCCCCAGTTATATTTAGATTAGTCAAAAATAAATCATTTGTGGTTTCAAATAGTTTACTTTCTACAACCTCTGTTCCTAAAGTATTTGATATTTTAGAATGACTACCAACAGCAACAGGTACTGAACCCTGATAATTAACACCGCTATCACCTGCTGTGTCATTTCCAAAATATGTATTTCCTAAACCATCACTTTTTAAAACTTGTCCTGCTGTTCCTAATGTAGGAGGTTTTAAATTAAATGTAGTATTATCATCACAAGTAATCGTTAAATCACCAATCGGAGTAAAGTTTTTACAAGCAATGCTGATTAATTGATTTTCATCAATTCCATTAGTTTTAATAATATGATTAAGCGACATTATATATTATATTAAGATAATATATAAAATGTATAAGTGGCTATCTTTAAAATCAGTTTTAAAATATGAAGATGAAATGATTAAGGAAAAAGTAAGTGAAATTGCTCGTGGTAAAAATGGGTTTTTAACTGAATATAAAAATTATAAAACTGCTAATGCTATGTCAAATGCTAAAATTCCTGGTAAATTAATTTTATGGGGTAAAAAAAGAAATTTATTTATAGCAAGAACGCTTCCAGCATATCAGAAAAATCCAACATATAGGAGATGGTTAAGTTTGATTGCTTGGGCTTACATGCCTGAAAAATTACATTAAATATTCTAAAACTACTTAAAAAAAATAAGACAATAAATAAATCAAAATTATATTAAAGAACAAGATAATAATTAAATATATTTATAATATATAATATAAAATGCCGTGTATATTTATTAGTAGTCAATCATTTGAAAACCCAATTATTCCTGGCGATACAATAATTGGCACTTCAACTGGAAATCAAAGAGACATGCCCTGGTCACATTATTATTTTTACTCTTATAGTGGTGTTTTATTGAAACCTAGTCAATTATCAGCAATTCCAAATGGAGCAAAAATTACAAGAATAGAATATCAGTATGAGGTGCTTACCAATGGGACTTACGGAGTAGAAAATGTAGACAGCTATATGTTTCAAACTCCATCAACATTTACTGGTTTTCCTAGTAATACAAGAATTAATGGATATAGCAATGGTGTTGATGAATGGAATAATTCAATTACTAATTATTTTCAAACTGAATATAATACTACTATTCCACTTGTTAAAATATCATCAGATCCTAATATTATGTGGCGTGGACTGACTTTAACAAACCCATATCAGAACTTTGATAATACTAAAAACTTAATAATAATATTTAATTGTAAAGATGGATATTATTCACCTGGTTCTCAAACATATCCACGAGTTAAAGGAAACCTTAACACCAACACAGGAACATGCTATTTTGGTAGAAGAGATAGTTCGGCTTATCAATTAACGGATTATGTAAACAAACAATTAAACTTTTTTCCTAATATGAGAATATACTGGGAGTAAAAACTTTAGCAAAATTAAATTATATATTATATATTGTTATATTATATAATGTCAAGTTTTCAAGGCAATCAAGATAATATTTATTTAAATATTACAACAAATACTATTAATAGAACCGCATTTCAGTTTGATGAAAATCGTGTTCAACCAGTTTTAGATAAACCAACTGATTATCAATTAGGTGTTGTTAGATTTTCAGTACCAACAAATAGCATTCCTTTAATGAATTGGAGACCTGATTTTTATAAAATTGGTATTGAATTTAATGGAACTCTAAAAGAAAAATTTGTTGATTTTATTCCAAATTCTAGTTCAGGTCCACTTTATCCAAATACTATTGGTCAGTTATGGAGTTATCAGGAATATTGTGCTATTATGAGTAATTGTCTTAAAGAACTACATGATGAGATTGTTTTAGCAGAACCGTCATTTCCAGCAAATATACCAATTTTAATGAAAATCCAACCTTCAACAAATATTATTAGTTTATATTGTCAAAGTGGATATGCAGATCCTCTAGTAAAAGTTTATTTTAATTTTGATTTAATTACAGAAACTGTTTTTCAATCATTTCAAGAAGAACCTGATAAATTTAGAATTATTATAAAAGATAAAAAAACAAATGCTACTACTTATGGCGGTGGTGGTTATATCATGTCTCAAGAGTATCCTACAACTGCATTAATTAGTAAATTAGATAAATTAATTTTTGAAACAAATTCAATTCCAGTTAATCCTGAACTATTGGGTACATCAACAAATGAAATTAGACAGGTTATTACTGATTTTAATTGTGCTAGTTTTTCAAGAGATACTTTAGCAATTCAATATTTTCCACAGGGACCTGTTAGACATTATGATATGAATTGTCATCATGCTTTAAATAGAATTGATTTAGTGGTTAAATGGGAAGATGTTTATGGAAATTTATTTCCTATTTATTTACAGTTAGATGATCAAATAAGTATTAAAATACATTTTAGAAAAAAAAAACAAAATATTATACAAGAAACTTTATATAAAAATCAAGAAACTAATTATTAAATTATTAAATTATTAAATTATTATTATAATATATAATGTCTACAATCTCGGCAGATGAAAATCTAATATATTATAATATTAACATAAAAAATACGACACAAGAAAGAATTATTCCTTCATTTGATGTAAACAGAGTACAACCCATTTTAAATAATCCATCAGATTATGAATTAGCAATTGTTAGATTTAGCATTCCTTTAACAAGTATTCCGTTATTTTTTTTTAAAAATGACGCTTATAAATTATCTTTAAAAATTGGAGCAAATAGTTATACTCAACCTATGATATGGTTACCAAATAATGCAGTTTATGATGATAAAGCAATTTATGATGTTCAACATCTTTTAGATATGATTAATAACGCTTGGGCGTTAGCATTTACAACATTAAAAAATAATAATACGGTTTTATCAACAAACCCACCTTTTATGTCATTTTCAAATTTAACAGATTTAATTACTTTAAATGTTCCTCAAACTTATTTAACAGATAATATTGAAATATATACTAATACACTAATGCATAGACAAATACATAATTTTTATGATTATTTCAATGAATCGGCAAATGTAGGAGATTTAAATTATAAATTTATTATTCAAAATTTATATGATAATAATCGTGTTATTAATGGAATTAATTATTATTATTTTACTCAACAATTTTCAAGTATTGCTAGTTTATCAGAATTAAAAAGCATTCAAGTTTTTACAGATAGCATTCCTGTTAATAAAGAACTTATTGGTAGTCAATTAAATAAAACTGAATCTTTTTTAACTGATTTTGAACCAATTGAAAGTAATACTTTTAGCAGTAATGGTTTGTTTCAGTTTTTCCCAAAAGGTCCGCTTAGATATATTGATTTATTATCTGTTGAACCTATGAATAGAATTAATTTAAATGTTAAATGGACTTCAATTAATCGTAATGTTGAAACATATTATTTAGAACCATCAGAAGAAATTTCTATGAAGTTATTATTTAGGAAAAAACAAAATCTTATTTTAGATAATTATATTAAAGAACAAATATATGATAAAATTAAGGTTATGTAATCTTTTTATATTCTCTTTATATATCATATAGATGTCTGCCTTACAAGATCAATCAACCCATATTTATTATAATGTTAGAATTAATGCTAATGAACAAACAAGAAAACACGCAACATTTAGTGTAAATAGAACTCAACCTCTTTTAGATAATCCTTCTGATTATGAAATGGCGGTAATTCGTTTTGCTCTTCCTTTAACATCTGTTCCGTTAATTGTTTTTAGAGACAATTATTATAAAGTAAGTTTAACATATGGATCATCAGTTTATACAGAAACTGTAACTTGGGTTCCAAATGGTAATGTTTATGATGATAAATATATTTATATTGTAAATGATTTTATTGATTTAATTAATACTTCTTTATCTGATGCATTCACTAGTTTAAAAGCAGATTATCCAGCGGTTACATCAACTGTTGCTCCTTTTATGAGTTTTAGCAGTATTTCAAATTTAATTACATTGAATTGTCCTGAAAGTTATTTAGCAGATAATATTAAAATATATGCTAATGAAGGATTATATTTAAAAATGAATACTTTTCATGATTACTATTTTCAATTACCTGCTGTTTCTCCATTAAATTATCAATTTGTTGTTCAAGATTTGTTTGATAATAAAGTTACATATAACGGAATTAATTATTTAGAAGCAACACAACAAACAGCTACAATTGGGACTATGTCAGATTTAAAATCTATTGAATTTTTAACTTCTAGCATTCCAGTAAATAGAGAATTACAAGGCGACCAAAAAAATATTACAAGTGATTTTTTAACTGATTTTGAACCTATTGAAAGTGAGAAATGGTACCCAGGCGGAGTTCTAAGTTTCTATCCTCAAGGTCCGTTGCGTTATTTAGATTTGCTTCAAACTGACCCATTAAATAGATTTGATTTAATGATAAATTGGAAAGCAAAAGATGGTACAACATACCCATATTACTTACAAGGTGATCAATCTCTTACTATTAAAATTTTATTTAGAAAAAAAATAGTTGAAGATTTAGTTGATTTTATAGATGATAGCATTAATCAACAATTACAAAAATTAAAAGTATAATTATGTTAAAAAATGTCATTTAAGGAATTTTTAAAATTATTTTATATATATCTTTCATATTTAGGAGATATATATATAATTTTTAATCTTTCTAGTTTCAATTTTTTTTAAAATAAATTTTAATTTTTTTAATTTATTTTTTTTTCTATCTTTATATTATAATTTCTGCTATGGATCTCGTTAAAGTGTTTGAACCTCGTTGTAATGTAAAAGAAGATGTGGAATCAGAACACATTGTATTGCAGGGGGGTATGAGATTAAACGAACAGGTCACAACCGCCAACTCGTGGGGCAATGAAACATCTACTCCAGTCCAGGCCTCTTTTACAATCAACCCTCCATCAACTCAAACAATAGTTGATCGCAACATGAAAGTAAAATGTTATTTTGAAATTTCTACTGATCAACCTCTGATTTTAGGTCGTGAAGATGCTCTTCGTCAGTTTCCTATCGCCTCTATTATGGATGTGCTAACTGTTCAGATTAACGGTGAAACCATTTCTGATAACATGGCTGATAAAATTCATGCTATGCTTTGCTATGGTAATGACGCTGAACAGCGTGGTGGAGATACCTCAACATCACCTTGTATGCCTGATATGTACCAGGAATATGCTGATTTTAATGATTATGGTTCTGGTAAAAATGCTTTAGCTGATTATGGTGAAAATGGTGGTAAAAATGAAGGTCGTGGTGGATTTCCTGTTGAGGTTTTATCTCCTACTTTATTTCGTGTAGAAGTAACTGAACCCCTTTTTATGTCTCCTTTCCTAAATGGTTTCAATCTTCAGCAGGAAGGTTTTGTAAATGTGAACCAGATGAATATTAATATGCGTTGGAAGAGTAATCTATCTCAGATTATGTCTCATTCTCGTTCTGGTAATCCTATAACATCTGTTGCAGTTAAAATGTGGAAAGCACCTGAAATTCTAACTACATTTATTACCCCTGATTTAACTCAGCAACTCCCTGCTCTTCAGGTTCTTCCTTACTCTAAAACACAGGAATACATTAGACAGATGTCTGTTCTAACTCCTGGTGAAGATACAGTTGTAGTAACTGATAGTATTCGTCTTTCACAAGTCCCTCGTAGAGTTTATATTTTTGCTCGTCATAACCGTGCTTTATCTGACCAGACCACAGCTGATAGTTATCTTGCTATTAACAACTTATCCATTCTATGGAATAATCAGTCTGGGCTCCTATCATCTGCTTCTGCTCAGGACTTATACCGCATTGCTGCTGATAATGGTTGCAATCTATCTTGGCCTCAGTTTTCAAAATATCGTGGTTCGGTAATGTGTCTTGAAATGGGTAAAGATATTGGTCTTCTTGATACTGAAGCACCTGGTGTTCAGGGTTCTTATACTCTACAGGTAACTGCACAGGTAGAAAATAAATCTAATTTTAACTTTACTGGTGAATTTTACCTTGTGGTACAGAACCAGGGAACATTCTCTATTTCTGAAAACTTTGCTCGTGCTTCTTTAGGAAACCTTAACCAGGCAATGGTTCTTTCTGCTAAACAGTCCCCTGAAATTCATCACCTAACTTATCATCAGCTTCAGGGAGGTTCATTCTTTTCTGGTCTGAAAAACATAGTACACAAAATTGCTCGTGGCGTTCAGCGTGTAGCTAATAACCGAATCGTAAAAGGTATTGTAGGAACTGTTGCTCCTGAATTTAGTGGTGCTTTATCTGGTGTTGGTAAATTTGCTGGTATGGCTGCAAATGCTACTGGCTCTGGTGTAAGTGGTGGTGCTATATCTGGTGGTCGTAGAATGAAACGCCTTTCTCGCCGTTAATATTTAGGAGATTAATTTTAAAATACTATTATTTAAGAGAAAACAACACATTAGATTTTAAATAATAAAAAAAAAAATTATTTCTTAAAAACTTATTTATAAAAAAAAAAAAAAAAAATAAAAAATAAAAAATAAAAAATAAAAATTAAAAATAATTACTATTTAAAAATTATTTTTAATTTTTTTATATTTATATAATATATAATGTCGCTTAATCACATACTTCAAAGTACTGTGCCTGATGATGAAACATTAGATGTGAAATTTAATGATCTTCAACTAACAGGTAAAATAGTTGGTCCTGGTGTAGCAACTACAACTTATAGTTCGGTAGATGGGACACGAAACCGAGGAGATATTGCTGGTTTTCATTCGTTTTTTAATGATGAATCTGCTTATGGAGATAGACGCATAATTGATCCATCATTTTCAATTATATCTAGTGAAATTAGAGGTGAGGCTATTCATGAAACAGGTGCTACTACTCAACTTAATATTAGATTTAATTTAGGAAATCATGTTTTGCTTTTATTGCCTAATATTGATTGGACACCTTCAGCACTTGCAAAACAATTTATATGTACAGCAAAAATTCATAACAGAGGTCCTCTGTTGTGGACTGTATATTTAGATTGGAATGTGCCAGATAATCCAATGGTTAGCGTAGGTTCAGCAACACTAAATATATCTCCTGCTCCTACTTATTCTCCAGATGATAAACTTGATGTAGAGGTAGAATATATTAATGGTTCTATTGATGACTACCTTACATCATCTTACGGTACTATTTCAACAGTTACCCATGGCTATGCTAATAGATAAAAAATAAAAAATAAAAAATAAAAAATAAAAAATAATAATAATAATATAATTTAATTTAATTTAATTATATTATTTAAAAAACTTATTTATTGAATAGTAATAGTTCCATAAGTTGATTTCAGCCATACATCATTACTTACACTACCAACAATTTTAGCCTGAATTAATACATTATTATCAACTGTAATATTAAAAGGTATAGTTGATGTTTCACTTGCTGATTTAACACTTATAACAGAAGAAGCATTTGGACTATCCCAATCTAAATATACCGTTAATAAATTAGTATTTCTAATATGCACTTTAACTTTACAACTAAATTGTTGTGTTCCTATTATCTGATTAAATGGAATATCGGTCACTTCAATTAATTGAGTACCAATACTAAAAATAACTGTTGATGTAATACCCCCAGAAGGTGGTAGTTCATTAAACATTTCACCTTTAATTTCAACATCAACAATAGAACCAACTTTTAATGTATTAGCTGGAATAGTTCTTGAACCAATTGCGTCAGCATCAACAAAAAAAGGCACAAAATCAGGGTCACTTGCGTAAATCATTCTGCTTAAACTCTGATTAAAAATTAGTCTTGGAAAATCAAAATTAACACCAATTAATTTTCCTAAAATTTCAACATCATTAAATTTAACATCTAAGGCATCTTCATCAGGGACAGAATCTAGAATTATGTGATTAAGAGACATTATATAATATATATATATATTTTAATTATTTTTAACCTTGTGTATGTTGAATTGTAAAAACAGTTGTTTCATCTGATGTAAAAGGTAAACCATCATTTGTACGAAATATAAACTTAATATAGTTTGCATCATAACCACTTGGAAAAGCTGCAACTATTAAAGAAGCATTATTATGAGTTGTATTATCAGTAGTAAAAGTATATCCTACTGCACTCATTGTGTTTTCATCAAGGACATTAGGCCATCTTGTAATTAAATTAGTTCGTAATGCCTCTGGATAAGGACATATAATATCAATAGTATTTGATGTAGTATTTGCAGGCGTTCTAACTACTACACTATATCCTACCTGAAAACTTTTAGCAGTTTGTAAACACATAGTACACTTTGTTGAATTAACAATAACTGCTCCTGGTAAATCATCGGTTGAAAAAGGAAGAGTAGTTTCAGTACTAAGACCACCAACATAAGATAAACTATCACTTGGCTGAATAATATCATCAACTACATAAAGTTTTTTAACTTTAACATTTAAAGCTTCACTATCTGGAACACCCCAAGCACCTAAATGATTGAGAGACATTATATAATATGTGAATATTTTATTTTTATAAAAACATTATTTTTAT